GCTTCGGTCGAGTTAGAGCTAAAATTGAGCCAAGGTAGGGTACCAGACACTTTAATTATGTATGTCCCGGCCCCCGCATAGGTATGCGATAACCCGGCACTGTTATACGCAACAGCAGTCGTGGCAGAGCTGTCCCCCCAATCGATTGCAGCGTCATAAACCCCGAGATCCCCGCATGGGATAGCCAGCGTAAGATCCCCCGCCGCTATGACAAATTCCATGATAAGCGATTCCGTTGGAGGCACGACCTCGGCACCCGGATAGCCCGGAATAATTCGTTTATAGGCGGGATCATTCGTCTGATAGTACCAAGCGCCGCCTTCCCGAGAGAGCTTCAAAGCAGAGCCTGTCCGCTCAATCCGAATGCCCACATCCAACCGATGCCCTGTCGGGTTGCCGACCGTAACGGTAACCGCCCCAAGAATAGGCGTGTCCAGCGCTGTCTCCGCCGCCATGCGGATACGATTCAAAGCTTGCCGAGTAATGGGCGCATCGCACGCTTCCTCAAAGTCACTACCGATAGGCGTGGCCATCAGAGAATTGCCACACCACCCCGGCTGAGTGAACAGGCTGATAAGAACAAGGTTTTCCAACCCACGATCTAAAAGCGGCTGCCCACCTCTAAATTGTAACGTCGCTCCATCTTTCGTCAATATGAGTCTAGGGTCCCCCTGGTTCATTGCGGAACTCCTGTAGGCCCGCCCTCATCATTTTCAGGATGAACGTGAGTGGAATACGGCACCGAATTCATAGTCGCCTCCGGGGCGGTAATTGGGCAGTCAAAAGTGGCCGAGATACCATGAAAAGTAAAAGCGCCAGCGGCGCTCATACTAAAACTCCCTGCCTCATTCTCAACGCTCACTGCTCCGTCAGGCGACATAGTAAGAGTGGCTTTAGGATTTACCGTCGTCGCGGTACCGTCCGGCAAAACAGTTCTCACACATTCGGGGGACGTTTCTGTAATAGTCCCGTCAGGATCAAGTTTCAACTCCGCAATTACTTCATGCTTCGCCGTACCGATACTATAAATCCGCTTGCCCCCCGGCTCCATTATTGGCACAATCCCGTCATTCACACCTGCCCCCAGCTTGAAGGCCCAGCCCCCGTTCACCACAGTGACCAACGAGCCAAGAGGCGGGTTGCTCTCTTCTCCTGCTTGCTCCACAAGTTGGACTGTCTGGATATCTGTAACATCTGTAAGTTGGACTTGTAACAACCGTACCTGTAAATCCGGGTCACGGTTCGGTGCCGTCTTACGTCCGGTAATTATCCCTATTCTAGTGCCCATACGTCCCCGATATCTTTTTTCGTGTAAGCCTGCGGTGGGATTAGCTGTAACAAGGTTGTTCTTTTGTCCTCAAGCATAAATTCAACAGATCGAATAAGAAAAGTAAAACCTTTCGGAACCCCAAGAACTCCGCTCACCACGGTAACTAAAGTGTTCTCTCTCCAAAGATCCCCGTTCGGGGCGTACCAACCCTCAACGGTAACCGGTTGAGAAAGTGATTCGACATATTGCTTATTCTTTCTCCAACGCGCGGCCTCTTTTACGTTGCCGGTATTAGTATCGTCCGCTCGAAAGGTCATAAACCGAGGGCGGGTAACGTAAGGGTCCAACTCCGAAATAGTGACCGGCTTTTTTGGTGCCGTTACTGCTTCCCCCCATTTTGGAATGGCCGTCGCGGTACCCGAGGGGGTTATACATTTATAAACCGAAAAACGCTTCCGCCCATCGTACTTGGCTTTCCAACCGGAAACCATTGGCTGCTCTTCGCTTATCGTTCCGACTGGTTTTCCTTCTGTTTTTGCCCGATGTATAAGCAAATCCCCTGCAGGGGTGTCCCCGATTAATAGCCCGCGTTGAACAGCAAGCTTAGACAGAAAAGAAAAAACGGTATCACTCTCATGGGCCGTGACCGACTTAAATACTCCGCCAGTAGGCGCTTCCACAACTGTTTTTATCCCAAGCGACGGTATTCGTATCGAAGCAAGCTGCTCTAAGGTAACCCCCGCGTACTCGTAGGGGGGTTGCCAGTGGCTATCCACCGCATCTGCGGTAAAAGAAAAGCCCGTAAGGGTTTTAACCAACCCAGTGTCGGTCATTTCTGGCTCAGTGATATAAAGTATCCCTGAGACTAGCAGCTCCCCGCCTATGTACGCTGCGGCCCGCCCGTACCCATACGGGCGGGTGGCCTTATCAAGAGCTGAGTTTTCTCCGGGAGTCCAAGGCATTTTCCCCACCCAACCACTTGTCCCGGTGTCGATAGTTCGTATAATACGACCCGACACCATGGGAACTTCTAAGCCCCCGATAAGAAAGGTCATTTCATTCGGGTCTTTTCCGACCAAAACTTCCGCCGGAACTTCCCCAGGGATGATAAGAAACTCGCCAGCCACAACTTTACTGGTAGCCCGAACTTTATTCGCGCCCATTATCCAGCCGGTTTTCTCAGCGGTTCCATACTCCTTTACCGCTACCGCTTCAAGAGTAGTGTCCTCAAGTATCTCTATCTGTTTGCTCATAAATACACCGTAACAACTCTGCCCGGAGGAAGCAATAAAATCTCTTCGGCCTCTAGCCCATTAGTAGCGATAAACGGATCTAAATCCACACCTTCTGTGATTGCTATCTCAACTGGAGCACGAGGACGAGTAAGAGTTATTTTCTTAGAGGTCGCTAAATCGAAAGACCGTCTGAGAATCAGTTCGGATACCGAAGCGAGTAACAGCACCGTATCATTAAATGTTTCAGACTGACTGGTGTATCCCTTGGTGGGAATAAGATCCAACCCAGTGATAACCGAGTTAAAATACCCAGCCACGGAGGTAAGCGCTTCTATGGCCTCCTCGCGGGTAGTGGGAGGATTTAGGACCGCCACGTCTGCCACCGCCGCCAACGAAACTACGGCAACCAGCTCTGTTACCGCTGCGTCATTGGTGGTGAAAGCGTCCCGTTCAGAATCCGTAAGCCCGACCACCGACGTGATAAGACTGCCGTAGTGCCCTAGTTGGGTCATAAGATTGCCGGATATAAGAGAGGGCAGAACAATGAGCGCCCGCACTTGCCCGGCCAAACCTAAGACGTCAAGGCTGACCTCCGCCAGGGTGGAAGTTATCGCGCTGCTAATGCTCTCCATAAGCGCGTTCGTCGAAGCTACAGTACTTGTGATATCGGCTAACGCGGCCTCTACTTTTCTCACCCCCACGTTTACCGCTGCTTCAAAACGCGCCAAACCAGAAGGCGTCTCAGCATCCACCATACCCCCGGTCTGATTCTCCGCACCGGTTTTAAGCGTGCCCGAACGGTCTGTTACTTCTGCCGCTTTCTCAGTCGTGGAGGTTAGAAATACCGATTCGGAGGGTTCAATCCACTCCGACTCAAAAACCGTCATGTTGGCCGAAGCTATGGGCTGAATTTTCTCTTCAATACTCATCAACTGCCAGGTTTTCAACCCTTTAGTTGGATGAACAACGGACCAGGTGCCTAGCTGCGCCGTCGCCCGAAAAAAGCGTTCCGCCTCGATATCATGATCCACACCTTCAAAATAAAATACCTCGGTATAGAGGCTCGCCCCAACCTGAAGATCTTGTACCGTAGCGCCAACAAGCCCAGGGAACTCAAAAATACCGAGTTTTTTCTTTCGTTTACGAGAATCCCCCGACCATAGCGCTACAAACTTATCGCCGTCCGGGGACGTAAGCTGAAAATCTTCGGCTAATCTATCTTGCCAGCTCAAGGGTTAGCTCCTAATAATTCCACATTGAAGCCGGGGGCTTTTTTATAGGTTACAAAAGAGGCATCCGTAGGCGCGTTTATCGTAAGCATCCCGTTAAAACTCGATTTATTTGTCTTAGCGTCCTGCTCATTCGGAGCTTGTTTCCCTTGCGCCAACCAGCTCTCAGGAACCCCCGCCGCCGACCCTTTCCCTACCCCGCCGATAGTTTTTGCAAGCGCCATAGGCGCTCCGATAACCGTTTTTATTATTTGGAAAGCTTTACTATTGACAATCCAATCAAACATACTTTTTAAAGTTTTCCACCAATCCGAAAAAGCCTTTTTCCAATAAACAAAAGCCGTGGAAAATAGTTTAAATTTACGCTCCAAATAAACTATACCGACCACTACCAAAGCAATCGCAGCCGGTATCCAAAACAGCGGGCAGAGCAATAGAGTCCCATTGAAAAGACCGGTAGCGGCAGTCAATATCCCCTCCGCCATGGCCAATTTTCTAAAAGCCACCGCCAATTTAATTAAGGGTAGGGCCTTGGTAGCGACCTTAAATGCTATAAAACCGGCTACAATCTCGTGTATGTACGGCAAAAAAGGTTTAGCCGTGTTCCATAGCGCCCTAAGCATGGTGATAAGAAGATTCACCGAATCAATAAGCGGCTGCACCTTAAATCTATTCACCGCATCGATAACCACGTCAAGGGCCGCTTTGCCCTTTGTTTTAAAGGCATCTAAAAACCGAAAACCCAACTCAAGAAGAGCACTATTAAGCCGTAAAAAACGCGATAGTAAAGACTCTTCTACCCGGTCGCCGATATTTTTAGTAACCCCATCGACGTGAAGTAGAGACTCACCAAAAGCATTCACCGCGTCAGCAGCGCTCCCGATATGCAGCGCCCCAGTAATAGCGCGAAGACCGAACATACGACTAAATTCCGACGCTTTATCAAGTTCACTGATACCACTAATATCCATTTTTAAATTTATATCCCGCAGAATGTCCGCAAACCTGCGCATCCCGCCACCAACTTTTTCAATCTTTACCCCCTGATCCTCTAACTCAGCACGCAGTTTTGGCGAAACCAATTTTAGTAAAGCGTTTTTCAACTGCGTGGCCCCTACCGTCGCACGCATACCCGCTCTCGCTAAAAATACCGAATTTGCTGCAGCTTCCTCAAAACTCCACCCCATGTTAGAGGCTATAGGGCCGACATACTTCATGGTCTCCTGCATATCCTCAAGTTCCAAACGCGCCCCAAGAGTAGAAGCTGTCAAAACATCTGTGACCCTATTTTGATTTTTTATTCGGGTTTCAAGATCCCCCTCCCGTAAACCATAAGCAGACATTATGTCAATCGTATGCCCAATAGTCGCATTGAGGTCTGTCTGAGTAGCTTTCGCAAGATTCATCATAGGTGTCATAGCCGCAAAAGCTTCCGGCCTGATATACTCTGCTTTAGCCATTTCATTCAAGCCCCGCATAACTTCCACGGGCATAAAACGGGACACCTTAGCCAAATCCCTTACCTTGCGCCCGGTTATCTCTACCTGCGCATTAAAATCTGTTGCGTACCCCGTAATATCCTTAAAACGCGCCGTCGCACCAACCGCAATGTCGTCAAATTCTGCAAACTGCCGTACCGCAGATCCCAGCCCTTGCGTTATCCGAGCTATGCCCCCACGGATTATATTGGCCGCAAGAATACCTTTAACAACCGTGCCAAACCGATAGCCTTCTTTAGTAGCATTACGGAAAGCCGATGAGGTGCGTTGGCCGAATTTATCCGCACTCTTCCCCATCTTTTTATAGACTGGAGAGACTTTATCTTTCGCGGTAAACACCGTTCCTACTGCATAATCAGGCATTCGCATTCGCCTTGCTTATTACTTCATGCCAGTTATAAAGATACCGTAACTCCGCGTAGCCCAATGAAAGAGGGTCGGTACCCCGATAGAATACCGCCCCCATCCAGTTATCCAATCGAGCTACGCATTCAAAAAAAGCGTTCCGAGAACTTCCACAATTCCTAGGTCAACAGGGCCTAATTTCTCAATTCCCGCTTTACCAATGCCCGACAGCGACCCCATGAAAGCATACACCCGGCTGTACCCCGCCTCCGCCGAAAACCGTTCCATCGCCACCTTATGCCGTGCCCCAATCTCGATGTATATAAGAGGCTCCGCGCCACGGATCGTGTGGTGAACCTCAAGTCGGCCATCTTTATCCCGCTCCAAGGCCAGTGTACCAGTACGAAAAGCACGGCTCACATGATCCAAAGTCCGCTCAAAAGCAACCGCCCGATCCTTCTCTTCCTTACTTTCTCCTGCAGAAAGAGCTTCCACATCGATATCGTAATACTCAAGCAGCTCTTGCACCTGCTCAATGGCAACCTCTTCGCTAATAAGATAGTCAATAGGCTTTTTTACTTTCGCATATTTGCTCATGCGTCTTGCTCCTTTAAAGCCGACTCTTTAAACCAGTGCTGCCTTTCTTTCGTCAAAACGCTGTACTGACTCCCGCCGTCGTCCGTCCCTAGCATTACGATGATCCCAGGCTGTCCAAAAGGCGTGGTTACTTTCTGCTCCAACGCGAATCTATATTTTACCGTTACCATATCTCTTGCTCCTTATGGTGGGGGTTAAACGGCCCCCTCATCCTTCCCCCCACCACGGGATGAAGGAATCAGAGGCCAACCGGTTACGCCAAAAATGGGCTCCATCCTTGACGAGGGTGCATTATGATCGAGGCTTTATCCTCCTCAGTCTCATGGGACTCAAACTCAATAAACCCGTTGGCGCGATAGGTATCCCCCGCCGCCGTGATATAGCTGAGTGTGTAGTCATCCAAACGCTCCGCTAGCGCCTTCAAAACTACCTGCTCCGCACCATTAGCCACCAGGGTCAAGCCCTCCCGACTTTGGGCACGAGCGGTCATTTTTCGCAGGTTCCGTCCAGAAGTCGGAATCACCGTATTTTCATACGCAGAGGGGATCACTTTGATGTTTGCGTCCGCAAAAACATCATATGTCACCCCATTAATAGTCACTTTTCTAAGAGTGCCAGTTACATCGGCCATTGTTCAGACCTCCTTTAGGTCAGTAGGACAGCAAGACTGGTATCAAATTCAACAACCGTGTCAAGAATGCCACCCTCACCTGAAAAAATAACCGAGAGAATGCTATCAAAACCAAGCCCCCCAGATCGAATTGTTACCGCCCCAGCCTCACCTAGCTTACCAATGGTAAAATCGGCTTCGTAAATCCAAGCCCGAGACTCAAAACTTACCGCCAAAGCCACCAGGTCGTCAATCACCGATCCAATATCGCGGGCTTTTTGACGATCGAGGATGTTGGTGACTTTAGCGGTATCGTTAACGATTGAGATACCTTGCCACTTTTCCTGCTCAAAATTCAGCCGGATATTATACAGCATATTCTGAACAATCCCGATATTACGCATCGAGCGGTAGCCATTACTAGAAACCGGAACATTGGCAGGACGATAGAAGGTTACCACATTCTGCAGCACAACCACACCATTTTGTACCCGGGTGGGGCCGATTCCTGCTTTAACAGCGGTGTCCCGATTATCATAGTCGCTTGTCCAACGATCTGCTTTATCCCCAGTGTCAATCCCAACCAAAGTAATTCCGAGGTAGTGTTGGGCAACCCGATCCTGATTGATTCGAGCCATGTGGCCGATAGCCTGCGCCGCGATTTCCCCAGGGTGGCTAGACGAGCCAGGTACCGATAGCACCCCGTTTGCTCTGTCAAGCAAACGGACGTCTGAAATAGCGATAAGCGCGGTAAGCCCGGCAGCCTTCACCACGACGTCCCCAGCAAGCGCTCTGAAAGGCCGTGAGACGGTCTTACCATACAAACCCACAGCTGTATTACCGGCCCCAACGTAAGTGCTGATGGCGTCCATGGTCGTAGTATCCAAACCATACCCATTAACCACGTCTGTATAGTAGTCCTCATTGGCGTCGTCATCTGTGCCAAGCGCATCCAGTGCGTCCTCCATGGACGGAACCCCAGCCCCATTAACCATACCTGTGATAGACGAAACCACACCGGCGGGCAATGTGCCTAGCAACTTAATGCTGACATCATTACCCCAAAGACCCTTAGATTTTGTAGTAAACGTCACAACTGTAGTAGCCGCCCCCGCCGTGACCGGCAGCTCTTTGTCCGCCATAACCGCAGCCGCAATAGCCGTAGCGATAATATCCGGGGTGGCCGCAGCCGCGATAGTTACCGGGACCGAAATGTTCGCCAAACTCAAATAGATCGTTCCCGCTGCAACCCCCGTAGAAGACGCAAAATCAATCGAGCCCACCGCTGCCTCAGCACTGGTAGCCTCCCCCTGTGGTTGGACGTACACCGGGATACCCTGCCCCCCAACGAATGCTTGCTTTACAAGACGATGCGCCATAGAACCAAAACCGAATTGATCCCCCGCATCCTCCGCACTAAAAACTTGAACTGGGGTTAGCGCTACGACGCCAGTTTTTGCGGGCAAGTAGGTCGCTGGAATAAGGATCTTCCGAGGAAGATTTAACGCCTCAGATTGAAACTGGACGTTACTTACGCTGGCGCCAACAGCGGCCGCCAGACTAGAAGCGTTAATGGTCATTGACTATCTCCTTAATATGTTTGTTCAACATCATCACCTATGATATCCAAGCGAGTGTACACCGAAGGCGTCTCTGCCTCTACCCCAGGATCGCCCTCAACCTCCTCAACCATCTGACACGAGTATTGGAGTTGCCCCGTGGCTACCACGAGTGAGCCGTGCTGTCCTACCTCGCCTTTAGAAAACCTATCGACCCAACGACTGGACATAATCTGAGTGGTTAGCCCAAGATCCAGATTCCTGCCATCCATAAGAATTTGGTACGCCAGCTCCCCAACCTCATCAAGCAGAACATCCGCCTCATAGGCCGCATCCGTCCCCGCCGATAGCGCCGTTTGAATTTGTATCGGGGTGGCCGTTGTGCTGGCTAAAACCGAAAGATCCGCTCTAGCAGAAGCACTGACAGTCACATCCACGTTGAAAATGGGTTTGTGCTGTGTGGCGCCCGTGAACCGCCCGCTAGACTTCGGGAAATCTCCAGAAGAGTAATACACTTGGACCAGACGCTTACTGTTCTGGACTTCTCTCGCATCATGCCCCTGGCCCCGATAACCGGTTACCCGAAAACGTCCTGCCGCCGCGCCCCCGAGAGTATCAATCAACGCCTGCTGTACCACCCTAAAATTCATCATACCTGCTCGACCTCTTGTAGATAGATGCGAATGAACCCTATCGAGCGGCCCCCTTCAGGCGGGCGGACTGGGCTCATCATGTACGGAACCTTATCCGATGTCTCGCTAGGCGTTTCCGGGATCTCAAAATACCAACTCTCCCCCGGTGCCGGTATGCGGGTTAACGTTGATCTCCGCAAAGTAATCACCGGGGCCTCCACAACTATGTCCTCGCCGGTATCCGGATTCTGCCGCACCGTATCATAAAGCACCTGCGCCCGAATGCCGTCCGTGCGCACCCCGAGCGGGTCAACAGCATTGATGGGGAGCGAAAAGCGGCCCTCAAGTGTCCGGCCTAAATCACTTTCAATCCGCTCACGCAGGCCCATTGATCTTAGCTTTAGACTTGCGAGGTTTTAAGCTCTCCGGACAAACGGCTTCCGGAATGCTGCCGGTATAGACATGGCCCCCGACCCGAACAATTACACCTGGCTTCAGCTTAATCATTTTTTGCCTTTCGGCTTAGTGACCTGCGCCGTAAGCTCCGCAATGGTTTTCTCAGCGGCCTCAAGCTTGGCTGTAAGCGCCCCCAGCTTAGAGGCAAAATCTCTTTCCACCGCGTCAAGCTGTGCTACGAGCGCGACCTTAGCTTCAACTAACTCAAGGTTGGCCGCGCACGCCCCTTTAAGCTCCTCGGTCAATCCAAGGTTAGCCGCGCAGGCCCCTTTAAGCTCTTCGGTCAGTCCAAGGTTGGGGGTAGCCGCCTTTTCAAGATGAATACGGCCCTTCTTTTTCAGAGACGCAAGAGTTTCCGCCGGGATACTATCTGGCAGTGTATCCCCCTGCTTATAGTCTTTCCCCTGGTGCCTGAACATATATTTTTTATCCGACCAAACAAACATACCATTCCCTTTCTTAAAACAGGGCCGGTCCGCACGGACCGGCCCTTATTACTTACGGCTCGGTATCAAGAACCACAAAGGCATCAGTCTGGGTGGTTGCGAAGATAGGTGCCGACTGAGTTCGGATAGAAATTTTCTTCCAATCCGAGCTAACGTACGCGTCAGAATAAAACATGGCCGGATCAATGATATTGCCAGCCTCTTTCATTTTAACGCTGGTGGGCATCGAATTCGGATCAAAGCCAAAAAATTCCCGATACAGTTGGGCTTTCATCGGGGTCATCGGCAAGTTCTCGGGAGGCCCAAAGTATCTGTCGCAACGGGCACCCGAGTAAGTAATGAGACAAGTGTCCGCTGGGAGGTACACAGTCGCGTTTCCAGCACTGTCAGTATAAACATCCAAATAAGTGAACAGCGTAAGTGAATTCCCGTTAGGAGTATTCAAAGTTCCTTGAGGAATAAACCCGCCAGTAATAAACCGAGCAAATTTCGGCGGAACCGCGTTATTCGGGCCAAAAGAAATGTAGGTGAATCGACGATTATCCGCCAACGCGGCCACCGTAGTATCTTCCACGATGGAGTTCATCGCGGTAGAGCCTAACACCATCATATCCGCAGTGACATGGCCGCTCGCGCGAATCTTGGCGCACGCAGCGTCAACATCCGCCATGATCGCACCGGAGCCGCCAGACCAAGAAGTATCAACCGCGTACATGTGGGCCGCTTTACGATAAAAATTGTATTCCTCACCGCCCCCAGCGTCCTGAACGCCGGTAAGAATGGACTGCGCGGCCAGAGTTTCAAACAGCCGGCCCATCTTACGGATAGACTCCGCATGAATTTTAGCCGCATGATGCCGCAAACGTGTCATGCGGGTTTTCACATCGTAAGGATTCTCGCCCGCAATACGCTGCAACAGCTGATCACCAGTGATATCCCCCTCTTCTTCTACCAGGGGGTACTTACGACTGAAGCTAGAAAAGCGTTCAGTTTTCAGATTCTTTTGTGTGGAACCGAGACTGCGAGAAACGCCACCCCGAGGAATGAGCGCCGAAATACGCTCATTGCCACGAATGATGTCAATGTCAACCTGGTTAGCATCCGGGGAAAAAATGGTCTCTGAATTATCGGCGGGATTGCCAAAAAACGCCTGAAAACCGGTAGGGACAGCGATAAGTTTTGTCTCATCAAAAATCCCCGCTTGGAATCGGCTAAAAAGATCCTGCGGTGCCGGGGTGCTCATTATTCAATGCCCTCCTTAGGCGTTTTCAAATTCATCAACAGCGATTGTGTCTTCTGCATAGATGCCCAATGCGTCCAAAGCATCCTGCAGCGTACCGCCGCCAGCTAGGCCAGAGGCCAAAGTAGCGCTGTTCTCGAATACCAACAAATCGCTATCTACAGTACAACAGCCGCCCACCAAAACCATACGGCCAGTCACATCCCCCGCGACAAGCGCAGCTGCGGTGATATCATCGCCGCCAATCAGGACCCCCCGGACGATCTGCGAGCCATTAACAGCATCCGGATCAAAAGGAACGTACTTACCGGAAGACGCTACCGCAATAGTAAACACATCTGCTACGGCAAAATCTGTCGCGTCCGTCAGAATGAAGGTGAGGCCAACCCGAGGAACATAGAAAGTGGTTGCCACTCCCGCCCCGCCAGCCATAACCAAATCCATCGCGACAATATTGCCGCCGGGATCAGTTAACTTAAAAGTGCCGCCGTCCGCCGCCACCACAGTTACGGTGCAAACAGAGCCGACAATAAAGTCGGTTGAGCCGTCAGTTATGGTGAGCCCAATATGATCATTAAGATACGCGGCCCCAACAGTGAGAGACTCAAGCAATACGCCATCCGGGGTCACGACTTCAAAAATCTCTGAACCAGATACCGTCGCGTCGGTGCAGGTCGCAATATAAGCGCCGACAATTGCTTCACTGCCCAAAGTTACCGCGCTTACGGTCCCGTTGCCGGTACCTGTTAGCGCCGCAGTTCCGGTAGCCGCGTCCGTTCCGATTGCGGTACACTCAAGTTCAAAAGTGCCCGTTCTCGGAAGAATGCCCGCAATCAGTGCCACCCCCGTGCAGGTACCGGTGCCGGTATTCCCCTCATCCTCCGTGCCCACGATTGGGACAGTTACCGCCACCTGGCCGAGTACCGTATAAAGCGCCAACACCGCTGTGCGGGACGCATCTTGCAGAAAAGTAAGCCCCTCACGCACCAGAGAAACGCCCGACTTGATGAACGAATAGTTAGTTTGATTCAGTCTCGATTGAATAGCCATGATTTACTCGCCCCCTTTGAACGCCGCGATATCGGCATCAAGATCGGCCTGTGTGGAAGCCGGCTCGCCATCTTTACGGGCCGCCGGGGTCCCAAGCTCCCCGGGAGTGTCTTCCCCGGCAACATCAGACGCCAACTTGCTCTTCTGGTCCTCACGCACCGCGTCAACCGCCGCAACGGCTGCCGTCAATTCGATCATGTTCGCCTCACCGGTTAACACATTCAAAGCGGTAGTTCCGATAATAGCCGGGTACTCTTTTGATGCCAAAAAAGGGCTCACTTTTTTAATAGTGGCCGCCATAACGTCTTGTCCCACCGTCTCCGCAATCGCTAAAGCCGAATCGTGTTCTGCTTTAGCAGCGGGATTGGCAGACAGAAGTTCTTTAAGATCCATCTGTTGCTCCTTTTCCTTGGGTTTTCCCGCCACTGCGGGGATTGTTGGAACTTTTAACATGGCCGAAGCCCGCGCGTAGTCCGCTCTAACCGCCGCAGGGTCCGCACTCATCCGGGCCTCTATATCCTTAAACGCGGCCTGGGCCATAGCTTTTACCGCGCCTTCATCCTCGTCCTCTTCGTTCTCAATGATCGAATCCGCAAATCCATTAGTAACCATCTCCTCCCCAAAGAAGAAAGTCTCATCGTCCATCATTTGGGTAATTTCGTCAAGCGGTTTCCCGGTACGTTTAACATACCGCGCCGCTATTACCCCAGAAAGTCCCTTCAGATACGCACCGTAGCTAAGAATCTCCTTGTGATCCCCATAAACCCCGCCGCCCGCGTTATGGATCATGTAAATTGCGTTCTCTTCAGCCACAATTTCATTGGCCGCAAGGGGGATGTACGAGGCCATGCTCATAGCGTAGCCCATAATGTGCATGGTGGTGTGGCCCGGGTAATTGCGGACCTGGTTAAATATGTCAAGACCAGGGGCTATAAACCCACCCCCGCTGGCCACCTCAAACGTAACATCCGCACCATTAGCCGCCGCCAACGCCTCTTGAATACCCTCCGGTGTAACATCCCAACCGATCATACCTCTAATAGGTATCGTAATCACTCCGTTACCCCCTCAATTCGTCAATTTTGAATCAGCTTAAACAAATCTGTGGCGACATCTGGTGTCAAATCGGACGCGGCTTTATGCGCCTGGATTGGCAGATACACGCCCCCCTCAAACGATACCGGTGTCGCACCAACCTCCGCTCCTATCACCCAGGGCACCGATTTAGCGGCCACCAGATCGTAAAAAGCGTCACCGTCCGTAGATATCTGGCATACACCTTGCCCGGTGCTTATGTTTGTCCCGGCCTGGGCGGTTCCGTAGATTAATGAACCA